ATTTTATCCCAGGTGCGCATGAGCCACTTAGGCGGCGCTTCACCCGGTCGCCATGCCTCAACTGGCGAATCATTCCAAGCCCATGACATACAGAGCACTTGCGTAGACGGATGACGAGCGTAGTTATATACGCCCGCCGTCTTCAGGTCGCACTCGCTGCGCGTTTCAAAATCCAACCAGATCATTGTAACTCGCGGGGGTCTACAATATCATACCCGCTAACATCGCGCTCATACGCGCTAGATACAGCGGACAAAATGGCCTTCATAACCCAATCCGGCGGTTGTGATATGGCTATCAAAATACTGAGATTATCCACAAGCCCCCATATTACTTCTTGCTGCGCGATGGTGGATTTATTTTTAATCATGTAGTTATTACATACATCAAGAATGGCTTTCGATGTTTTAGTCGCGTCGATAGTTTCTTCATTCATCACTAAATCCTCCATCAACCCGGCTTCCAAGTAATTCACCATTAGGCCCGTTGTATACTGTATAGTTTCCAATCTTCGGCGCTGAGATCACATCATTGCCAAGATAATAAAAGTTCTCATTGGGGTAACTTAGCTCCGTTGCCACGGGGCCGTTCGGGCCGTTGAACACGCTGATCTGTTGTGCTTTCAAAGGCTGCGCGATAAGCGTCAGTAATGCGGTCAAGAACAAAAAGTATTTCATCGGGTTTCTCATTTTTCTCTGAGTATTCTTTAATGGTGAACAGTAGATCGCCCATCAGTTGCTTTAGTCGTGCTTCTTTATCCATCACAATTCTCTTTAGATTAGTTAATCAGATCTACTATAATCTTTCTTAATTTCTCATTTTCTCTTCGCAGAATTTTTATCTGCAAACTACTATCAGTTGTATCTACGCCAAACACTAATTCTTGCGGCGTAATCCCTACATGCGGCGCAATCTTAATCGCCCATTCCGGCGTCATTTTTCGTCCGCCTGCATCAGGCCATGCCGCAAGCCGCCAAATTTCGACAGCTTGACATCCAATCTTCTTCGCAAGTTCTTGATTAGTTAATCCTGCATCGCGTATGATATGCTTCAACCTACTTTTGTTATCTTCGCGTCCCATACGACTGACTCCTCTATCTTGGTGGGGTCTTTAGCGTCTTGCGTTAAGAACTGCGTCTTGATAGGCCCAACGCCAAGCGCCATCCAGTAACGCGCGCCAGTCGCGGGCTTGCCGTTCCAGTTCTGTAAATAGGTGAACTGGATCACGTCTTGATAATACGCGCCCATCACATTCATCTGTGATATGTGTTCCTCAAAATGCACGATCTGCACACCGTTGCTTGACGCTGGCGGCCAGCATTTAAAGAAATCAAACGCAGGATAGTTGATATAATCAGACCCAACGTCCTGAAATTCACCCCAACCTATCGGGGGGTTAAGCACAACTTTCTTATTGCCCGGATAATCATCGCGCCATTCAGCGACGCCAAAGCCAGTGCGGTATTGGTAATACCATTTGTTCAGCCATGTTCCGGCGCTGTCGTAGTTGTTATACAACATACTATCGCTGCCCTTGTCGTAACTAAACACAGACGTGAACGACGGCGTATCCGGCGCAGAGTAATCAAAGCGGCGTAGTTCGCCTGACTTGAAGAACGGCCAATAGGCCGGAACAAAGAGTTTATCCGCCACAGCGCACCTTATCCTTTGCTAGAGCTAGTCTTGTCTGCGCCGCCCTTGGCGTAATACCAAGGATCACGGCGATGTCTTTGGCCTTAAAGCCTTTACGAAACAGATCATAGACCTGTTGTTCTTTGGGCGTAAGGCGCGTTGCATCATTCCAAACTTTACGTTCGGCCATCTTCTTATCTTTCTTTGAAAAGTGCGGGGTGGCTGTTGTCACGCTAACCACCCCGCGATCCATCTAGGAGACGATCTTACCTAGATGAATATCAGCTTCGACGACGACGACCTGTATCCGCTGACGGAGCAGGCTCCGCAACTTCATCCGCGCCATCCATGCCAATCCATTCCACAACATCAAATGTCGGCGTGTAAACGCGGCCATATGATTTGTGGGCGTAGTGATCGCTGCCGAGCTTTACGACAGCAACTGGTTTAGTCTGATCGCTATCAACCTGTTCAGCGATCTTCAGCGCCAGCGCGTGCATGGCACGCTTGCCGCCTACTGACGTTACAGCGTAACGCGCTTCCATGCCTTTGTCTTCACCTGACAAGCACTTCAACGCCATACCGACCTGCGGCTGCCAACCGGCCTGTGCGCCCGGCGGTGGTGGGTCAAGATCTGGCAATGGATCTGAGATCGGCACCATCTTTTCAGCCAGAACTTCGCCCGTGCCCCAAGCAATATAGCCATGAACGAAGCTATAAGGATTGATCGCCCACAGCGTTTCTTTCTCAACTTCCGTCTGATCTGCGCCGTAAACCCAATGACCAGTCTTATCCATTTTCAGGATAACGCTGCCGATAGGGCCGACATCAGCTTCGATAGAACGCAACGCTGTTGACAGCGACGCAACTGACGGAAGATTAGCACCACCAAATTTTACTAGATTAGACATATTATTTTACCTGTAGTTTAGAGAAGGCACGACGGATGTCATTGCCTATTGTAACAACGGCAGGGCGCGGATCTGACTCCGGCGCTAACGTGTTACCCGTGGAAACAGCGACGACGTGATCTTTCGGCAGTTCGAGCTTACGCTTTTTAAGCGTCTTTTCTAGCTGCGCTGGCGATCTTAACTTCGTCTCTGTTAATTCATCAAGCTCAAGTCCCATTTCTCTAAGAGCTTCCAATGCGCCTTCGTCGTTGACCCACTGTCTAGTGGCGCGCTTTGGCACAAGTTTATATCCTGGGATTGTGATACCGTTCTCAAGCGCTTGCTGCGCCATCTCACGAACTTCTTTAGCCCACTCTTCAACGCGGTCAGCGATAATAAGCGCATTGCTGTAGCCCTCTGGCGTAATGCTGTTAAGTTTAGTCCGTAACGCGCGTTCTGTCTCGCCTGTCATTGCAGGGCAGATAGGTTTAGCAGGGCACCATTTGCAATGATCGCCAAGCGCCACAGGCGGGTTAGGACGCAGCGCTGTTGTTACTGCATCATACAGTTCCCGCTCAAACGCTTTAATACGTCCCGGCGTTGTCATCCAGCGTTTAACATATGGCGGCTGAACAATAACGCACTCTATTTCAGTGACGCCCTCGAACGCCCAACGGGCTTCGTCAGTCCGCATAGCCGCAGCGGCATAGAACATAAGCTGATGGTTCTCGACAGCATCCACCGCCACCCCATCACCAAACTTCCAATCGAGAACAATTGCGCGATTGCCAATACGACCAATGAGGTCACATGATCCGAATACGCCAGCTAAATACCCTCCGAAAGAGACGGAAACTTCTGTCTGAAATTCCATCTGTGTGCCAGGATCAATCTCATTCAGCGCGTCAAGGGCAGGGCGTAATTTACGCTCAATGAGATCATCGCCAAGACCAAAGTCATCAGGAGATGCACTGTGAGACAGGATCTTATCCATTGCGTCATGTAACAGTGATCCTTCCTCTGCATATTTTGATGATGGTTTTGGGGGAACGGATTGCGCCAGCTTTACTGAAGCAGGACAGTTAATTACGCGCTTCGCAGTAGAACCGCCGACGATATCTGAGTGCATTTTATGTTACCTTTCGTGATTTGCATACTAGACAATTTATTACAGTTGTGTCAATAAGTTTTTTATGACTGATTTGGAAAAAGATATTGAACGTTACTTTGTTAAGTCCGTTCAATCACTTAGCGGCGTTGCCTTTAAATTTAACAGCCTATCGAATCGTGGCGTTTCTGACAGAATTGTCTGTCTGCCAAACGGCGAGACGTGGTTTGTAGAACTAAAGCACGACGGCGGCAAGCTGTCCGCGCTGCAAAAAATATTCGCCGAAGATATGAAAAAGTTGAATCAGCGTTATGCGTGCCTCTGGAATCGTGAACAGGTAGATAGATGGACTTACGACCGTATCAACATGAAGCCGCAGACTTCCTCTTCTGTAACAACAGAGCCATGATCTTAGCGCCCGTCGGCGCAGGTAAAACAGCAATCACGTTAACCGCAATGACAGAAATGTTAGCGCGCGGCTTCGTTGATCGCTGGTTAGTGCTTGCACCAAAGCGCGTTTGCACTGATGTTTGGCGACAGGAAGGGCAGAAATGGTGCCCTGAATTTGATATATCTGTTGCTGTTGGCACGCCAGCGCAACGCAAAGCCGCCTTTGATTCTGACGCCGATATAGTGGTGACGAACTATGACAATATTCCTAGCATTGATCCCACTACTTTTGACGGTTTGGTTTTTGATGAGCTTACGCGATTAAAAAACCCAAGCGGTAAAAGGTTTAAATACTTATTAAAAATCCTTGACAAGTTCCACATACGCTGGGGCTTGACAGGATCGTTTACGTCTAACGGTCTGGAAGACGTGTTCGGTCAATGTAAAGTCGTAGATCAGAAATTGTTGGGGCGCAGCAAAGGCGCGTTTTTACAACAATACTTCTACTGCATTAACCGCGAGTATCAACAATGGGAACCGTTACCTGGCGCGCTCAACCACGTAATGACCGCGATCAAACCAGCGACATATGTGCTAGAGGCTGGCGAATATAAAGATAAGCTACCGCCGTTAAACGTCATACCGATGCGTTGCGATATGGATTTAGCGCCGTATAATAAAATGAAAAAGGATTTTGTCCTTGAACTTGATCAGACCATCAGCGCTCCAACGGCGGCGGTTGTTACGCAAAAACTTCAGCAACTTGCCGGCGGCTTCATTTACGGACTGGATAAGCCGGAATGGATCGGATCCCATAAGTTTGATCTGTTGGATGAAATACTCGAAGAGAATCAACGAGCAAACACGATCATCGTTTACAACTACAAAGAAGAGTTAGCCGAACTTAAAAGACGTTATCCACAACTCTCTACTATGGACGATCCACAGGCTGTGGACAAGTGGAACAGAGGCGAAACAGAGCTATTAGCGATTCACCCTAAGTCCGCCGGTCATGGACTGAACCTACAGTATGGCGGCAACAAAATCATCTTTCTGTCGCTGCCGTGGTCGCTAGAACTGTATGAACAAACCATCGGGCGCTTGCACCGCAGCGGACAAACAAAAGATGTCTGGTGTTACAATATTATTTGTGCTAACACCATTGATGAAAAGATCCAAACAGCGCTGAGAGACAAGCGCTCCATGTCTGAACTGGCGTTGGAGGAATTATGCACTGGCATGAACTGAATGAGAAATTACCCGATTTATCCGAAAAGGAGATCTACGATCTGCTTCAGGATGAACGCGCGAATGGGCGGCGCGCTTTTATTATGACCCGCTTGCATCAACGCTACAACATTCTGCGAGTGTTGCGCGAAAGAGAGGAATTGTTGAAAGATGCATACACCTACCGATCTTCTAAAACAGGCCGCTGATATCATCGCCGAGCGCGGTGAGACATATGGCGGTATCGAAAATAATTTCCAACTCATAGCGGACTTGGCATCGTTGCGATTGGGGCGCGACATCCATCCGTTTGAAGTGGCGATTATTATGGTTTGCGTTAAGAATGCGCGGGCGTTTAATGACCCTACGCATCTTGATAGCCGCGTAGACGCTATGAACTATGAAGCGTTTGCAGCGCAGTTTGCTGCGGACTACATAGCGCAGAAAGCGGATAAAGGCGCGAACATAGGCTATAAAAAGCGGACTGAGCTAAGACCAGCTAAGACCGAGCCATTAAAGCCTACACGCCGCGCGGAGCTTGCCGTAATCGATGATAAACTGAGCCGTTTCGGTTCCACGGAGCCGCCGCAGTTCAGCGGCAACAGCGCGCTGTTGAGCGACTGAGTACTGAGCCAGGGGAGGGCATGACCCTTCCCTGACTGTCTGGCAACTAGAAAGTGCCGTTGTCGAGATCAGTAGCAGTATCGTCCACGGTTTTAGGGGCCATAACGACATTGGTCTGTTGTGCTTTCAGTTTGGCTTGCAGATCCATACGACGTGTGACTTCCTCACGCCGGCCTCGATCATAAGCGTCAGCTATTAGCATTTTAACGCCGCCATAGAGCACCGTTAAAAATAAGCCAATTAAGATTACGGTGGTCATGCGCCCGTGACGTTAAAGTCTTTAGCGCCGATAAGACCGATAGCAATTAACGCAGCTTGCAGCGAAGGCCAGTCAAGCGTCTTGGTCTGCCACGCATTGAAGAGGACACCAACGAGCGTGATGATTCCTGGGATAGTTGTCTTCCAATTCTTAATCATTCCATTGTCCTCCTGAAGTAGATGCCAAGCATAAACAACAACTTGGCCCCATACGCTATTGAAGCAGCGGCAGCGACTGCGTACACTATATACGCCAATCGCGGATCCATTAGTTACAGTTCTCCGGCTGCGTAACCGTGCAGTGAAAAATATATTTAGCCGGCGCGCAGCCAGACAGTAAAAGGCAAAGTAAGATTATCCGCATAGCGCTTTAATCTGCGCTTTAACGTCAGCGATACGCGCAGACCATCCTTTACCAAACGTAGACCAGATCGATAGGGACCGCATGAA